ATGCTTAAGCTACTGTAAGGACGCCCGCCGCTCCGTCAAAGTCAATTGTGAATGTATCGCCGTCTGCGAGTGATACGGTAGAACCGTAGTCGTATACACCAATAAGCTCGTCGTTAGTTGCTGTATCGTTGTAAATGTAGACATACCGGAAGTCTGCTACTGCTCCGCCAGAAGCGGTCAATATAAGGTCGGTTAGTGTCAATTTATACGTTCCAGAAGCTTGTACTGAACTTGTAGTAGTAACAGCTCGTGCTGAAAGGTTTGTGTACGCAATTTGCGTTACATTTGCCAATACACCATTTCCGTCTGCTGTTGGGTCGCTAGTCTCGGAAGCTGGTGCTGTGTTTGATAATGCGACTGTTAGTGTATCTGCTCCAAGGTTGTGTGCCTTTTCTGCTAGAGCTTCAACAAAGTCGTTTACTTTCGTGAATGTTGCCATAAATGAAATTGTTAATACTGTTGCCCGTCGTCATACGGTATTGCGCCAGTAATTACTCGTACGGCGTTACGCCCTCGGAGTTTTGAATAAAGTTTGCCCAAGTCCACTGGCAGTAGTCTTTCGTCTTCTGTAAGTGGAAGTGGTTTGTCCTTTGACGTCTTATAAGCGATAGATACCATTTTCGCCAACGGTTTGTATGCAGCGTTAGGTAGTCGTACCGCGCTAGAAGTGCTTGGAATAGACATATTGACTTCTCCAACCAAGTCGTCTGCGTCAAGGTCTTCTGGGTATACTTCTCCAGCGATCTTAAGCCCGTCTACTACGGCGGTAATGGCTGCTCCATTAAGAACCATTATCTCCGTACCAAAGTTTAAGTATTTTGAGTCGCTTTCTGAAAACTCGTTTTGGATTTCGGTTTCTTCCATTAAAGGAATGTTCCGGCTTTCTGCATATCCAAAGTCTATTTCCCGTAAGTATGTCCAGCTTGTACCGTCCAGCTTTGCTGCCATATACTTGATACTCTTAAGCATATCTGTCGGGTATGTATACCTTCTAGTATCTGCTTCCAAGTTTCGTACGTCTTCCATAACAAAGTAGCCCTCGTCAACGTTTGCTGCGATTTCTTCGGCTAGGTTGCCTTGCTCCACGTTTGCCAGCATAAGTAGCTCGGCGTCTGTAAGCGTTGTAGAAGTTGTACCAGTTAGGTAGCGTATGTAGTTTGCGAATGTAGTACCTGTCATAATTATAAGTTTGGCTCCTTACCCCGTCCCCGTTTCCCTCGTAAGAGAAACGGAACGGGGTTTGGAACGGTTTAACCTACTGCTTCCCAGCTAATTTGTTCACTTGTTACAACAACGTCTGTATCAAGTCCAATTGTGAAGCCATTTGCTGTTGGAGTAATACCATTTGAAGTAATAAGTGTTCGTGTGCCAGCCGCTACTGTCTTAACAGCGCTTGCGTCTGCCATTCCTTCGTACCACTCCATCATATCTCGTGAAGTGACGTTGATTACACGGACTACTCGTGGCTTAAAGCCAAGGGTAATGTCTCGTGCTGCAACAGTACCAGTATCAAGTACCCGACCTACGCCGTGGTTTTGAATTGGACTGTTTGATTGCGTTAATGTTTCCGCCATAATTCTTTTGAATTAAGAAGTTAATAATTACCCTAGTGCTTCAACCTTGGCTGGGTTGTTGTCAATCCGTAGATTTTTGCCAATTTGCCCTTCACTTTCCAAACGTTCCTTCACCATTTCGGCTACTTGTTGTGGAACTGAAACAAAGACTCCACGCTTGATAGATAACCGGTAGCCGTTGATATTTACCGTAAACGGCACTTTCTCTGCTTGCTCCGGCGGTACGCCTTGTTCCAGCGGTATCATAATTGACACTTTTGGTTGTGCGTCAAGGTGTGCTTTCATTTTATTTTGGTCTGCGTTCCACTCCTTTTCTACTTCCTGTTCGGAAGCAGCTTTTGGAGCTGCGGGTGCTTCTGGTTGTGCTACTGGAGCTTCCGGAACCTCGGCAGTCTCCACTCCACCTTCCAAACGTGCTATAAGCTCGTCCTTGGTTCCTTTAGCGTTTACTCCAGCTTCTTTTGCGGCTTTTTGCAATTCTGCATAAGCCATTTCTGTGTACTCACTCATAGATTTTAAGATTACTCCTTCTAATAACGGGGTTGGCTATGTCAAAACTATGCTGTTACTGCGTGTTCAAGACGAACCATAAAGTCGTCGTTTAGGATTTTCGCTACAAAGGTTCCTTTCCAACCTGTAGTACCTCGCTGGTCAAGTGGGTCTGTAGAACCTCCTGAACCAAGTGGCTTAACAATGTTCTTAAGTGCTGCGCCTGAAATACGTGATACTCCGTACGCTTCTGCTCCTAGAATAATTGTTGCGTGTACGTCAATTGAAGAAGCGCCAGCGCCGGAAAATACCTTTGCATTTGGTGTTTCAATGAAACGTACGTCTCCAATCTTTCCTACTTCACCTTCCATAATACCCATAGAAGAACTGTATTTTTCTACTGGTACCCAACCTGTCTCGTCTTGTAGGTCGTAAGTAGTGTTAGGCGAACAGATACCAACGTATGCTTGTGATACTGGTTCTGTTGCAATACCTGTAGAAGCTGCAACCATACGTGTAATACGTCGGGCTTTTGCAAGCTTAAGTGTTCGTACTGCCTTTCGCACTTCGGTAGCTGTAATAAGGTCTGTTGAAGAAACGGAAACTCGGTCTGACTGTCCAACGTAAGTAACGGTTGTACCCGCTGCTAGGACGTCTCGTGCCAATTGGTCAAGTGTGTCTCCGGCTTGATCTCCAAGGACTTCTGCAAACTCCGTAAGGATTGCGTCTTTTGACTCATAAGAAACAACGTCACTGTAAGTAACAAAGTCTCCGTATTGTGCCACGGTAGCTGTAATATCCGTTACGCTCATTGAAGAACCTGTTGGAGTTACACCTTCTGTTAAAGCGGTTGTAGCCGCGCTTAAGTTACCGTATCGTCGGAACTTAATAGTACTGGTTCCACTATTCTGTGGAATATCGCGCACTTGTCCGTACTTTGTGTGTAGGAAAAGTGGTACTGCTCGCATAAGCAAAGTCCGTGAGTAGAAGTTGTTTACTTCTGCTGGGATTTGCGTTCGTGTAGTTGTTGACATAGTGTCGTTTTTTTACGCGTTAATAATTTTTAACCTCCTGTCTTGACTCGTAGGATTTCATTTTGAAACTCCTCGTCTGTCATATCTGCGACTGCTTTACCTTTCGTGCTGTTTCCAGCTTGTCCGGTGCCAGTCTTGGTTTTTCGGGCTTTCTCTGCTGCTTGTTTGGAGCGTTTAGCTCCCATTTTCAGTAGATTGTCTCCGGCTGCTGCAAACATAAGCTGTTTGGTGGGTACGTCCTTCCAAGAAGGGTGTTGCGCCCACTTAAGCGCTCGTGCTGCGTATGGCTTGAAGTCGGGGTTGGCTGACACAAACTCGTTGATTTCTCCTTGTAGCTCGGCTTGTTGTTGCTGTTGCTCATAGGGTGCAAGTCGTTTGCTTACGACTCTGTCAATAATTTTGGCGTCCTCCTCACTTACTCCAAGGTCGTCGTCCTCGTCTTCAAGGTCGTCGTCCTCGTAGTTTGTTTCCCCTTGTCCCTTCGTCGCCTTTTCTAGCTTCTGCTTCCGGCGTAGGGCTACCCAATCGGCGTTGGTTCGTGGCTTCCGCGTTGGCGGTTCCTCGTCAACGTCTTCTGGTTCTTCTACGTCGTCCGTAGCGCCTTCTTCTGAACCGTCGGACTCTTGCGAGTTGTCCTGTTCAGTATCGGCTTCTTCGGTAGAACTATCGTCTACCACCTCGTCAACGTCTTCTACGGCTTCGTCAACGGTGTCTATATTCTCCGTCATATAATTTTTTAATTAAGCACTCTACAAGTAAGAAAACGGGTTAAAACTTACTTCTAGGATATGCGCTCCCACTTGCGCTAGTGGGGTTTGAGTCCGACAAGGACTCACAAGGGGAAACGTGAGAAGGAGCGTCGCCAACCCCGTACACATTTCCCTTTGTGAGTCTATGTCGTATCACTCATAACTGCTGCATTTACTACTAATTCTTCGCTTCCGGTACTGCTGGAATACGGGTCATACTCAATACCTGCTTTTGGCTGTTCGTCTTGTGAGTACTGCTTAATTAAGCTGTGTGGCATACGGAGCAATTGACTGATTTGTGCGTGTTGTATTCGCAATTCGTCTATTTCTTCGTTTGAAAGTACTGTCCCGCTGTACCCGTCGGTCTTTAGTACAATTTGCTTCTCCAGTACTGACTTATTGCCTTCCAGTACTTGTTCCATAAGCTTCCAACCAGCACTGGCGATCATTGCTTTTAAGAAGCTGGCATAACCTTCTAGCGTTTCCCGTGAAGTGTCGGAAAGGTCAAAAGGTTTGCTTAAGTCCATTTCGTGAACTTTTTTTGCTTCTGCTTTCTTTGTGACTTTCTTTTTAGGCATACGCTATATGTTATTTGGTAATTGACGCGGTTGTGTCGCTCTCTCCGGTGCTGGATTACCTAGCTGTTCTGCATTGGCGGCGTCTGGGTTCTGTCCTTGTGGTGGTGGCACAAGCTCCGGTTGCATTTTCTGGAGCATAAGCGCTCGTTTGTGCGCGTTCATATGCGCGGTCTTTACTGGTGAGTCCGGAAGCTTGTTGTGGATTTGAAGGTGCATATAGTGGTCGTCTTCTGGAAGTACTATTGCCTTGCTGCCGTCTGTAATAAGCATATTCTCCTCCTCGGCGCGCAATTCGTCTATCACTGGCGGGTAGATTTGCTCCACTAGGTCTTGCTTCATACCAATAAGCTTTCCGTAGTGACGCATACCAGAACGGAGTTGTGCGGTCGGGTCTGACGCTGCAAGTGTAAGGTAGTCTCGGAATAGCTTGGCTTCATTAAAGCGTCGCGCGTCTGCTACTGACTTACTTTCAATCTTAATATCTGGGTCTGGGTTTCCTTCTGGGACAATAAGGTTCTTACGCTTGAATGGTCGCCACGCTGCGCCAAGTGCGCCAACAACACGTACCACTTTCTCGTGGATTTCCTCGTCCATTTGTTCTTTAAGGTGATTGTAGTACTCCTTCCAAAACCGTCTTTCACTCCAACCAAACACTCGTGCTGCTAGTGAGTACCGGCTTTCGCTTCCTTGGGCTACTAGCGCGTCTCTGGTGGCTGTTGTAGCTCCGTCTGGGTTTGCTCCTTGCTTAATATCTGGTGTACCAGTCGCTCGTTCCGCTGATTGCGACAAAGTCTCCATAATAAAGCTTACGTCACTACTGACTCTGTCCTTCTGCATTGGAATAACTGCGCCGTTAGGATTTCCGTTAGTAGGAATAAACTTATTGAAGCCAAAGTTAAAGTCTTGCCGTTCGTCAATCTTGTTCTTATCAAACAAGTACATTGGGTGTAGGTTCGCTTTTACACTCTTAAGAGACAAGTTAAGTGCTACTGCACGTCCTCGCTGCTTGTCTTCTACTAGGTCTGGAATAGAAACGGAGTCAAAACTGTTTGGAATAGGGAATAGTACACGGTCAACAATAGGAATAGTTGTACGGTCTAGCTCTTGGTACCGGATAACCTTTTTACCGTTGTCTGCTAGGGTTACAAAACATAGCTTTCCGTTCCACCAAGTAAAACCTTCTCGTAGTCGTAGCGTAGCGTTGTCTCCAGTTACGTTTGCGTACTTCTGCACGTCTCCTAGTCCGGCTGCTTCTGCCGTGTCTCGCATATAAGTATCAAGCGGTGACTTGGTGTCGTTCTTCTGTCCGGTTGCTTTTATATCCTCGTAGTCAAAGTAAATGTCTCCAGCTTCCTTAAGCTGCTGCTTTGTCATTCTGATTTCACGGTAAATAAAGCGTGAAGCGCCACGTCCGCCGCGATCTCCGGCAATACTGCTGGCTTCTGGGTCGCGTACAGTTACCATTCTGTTCCATACATACGGTACTGGTGTAAGTGTGTCCTCGTCAAAGTCCATTACACAAAGTAGTCCACGTCCAAAAAAGCCGGTTTCAAAGTCCCATTCGTAGTCAATAATGTCTTTCTCCATTATGTCGTAGTCATAGTCGGCTACTAGGTCAAGGTTTTCTGCTACTTCGTCGTCTCCAATTTCCCGTGGCGAGAAAGTAGCCGCTAGTCGGTCGTCATATAGTGCTGCCAGAATAGTCTGGAATACGGAAAATAGCGTAGTGTCTCCTACGCTTTCTTTATCTCGCTTCTGGTTGTTGTATAGCTTAAGTCGTAAACTCCACTCGTCCCACTTTGGCTTCATAAACCACCAACCTTGCTCCCATTCGGAGTCGGCTTGCTTTACTAGCTCTGCAAAGTCTGGACGTTCTGACTTCTCGTCTTCTTCCGAGTCGTCTTCTCGCTCCTCCATTTCTGGAGTCTCGTACTCGTCCTCTTTCTTTTTGGTGGTTTTAATAGCCATATTTTTAATTGTCAATTAAGATTGCGTCAAAACCTCCGGAAACAAAGGCGTTCGCAGCGGAACTCACGGCTTGCAGCTTAATTATGCAACCTCCTTCGTATATTCGTGGTATTTCAAACCGTTGTGTTGAATTACTACTGGCGCTACTGTCTACGGTAAACCGGTGCTTTGTAATAAAGTTTAGTACTTCGTCTGCCGGTGTAGGGTTTACTTTCAAAGTAAGGTCTACGGCTGTACTAGCGCCGGAACCTTTAAGCAATGAACCGTATACACCAAGTACACATAACCTCTGTGTAGTCGGTACTGCGTATGCTGCCATTTCTGTTTGTCCGTTACCGGCAAGTATTCGTGCTGTTATCGTAGTGTCTGTTGCTGCTGTTGCAGTAATGTTTCCTACGTTAATGTTTGTGGCTCCTTTTGTGAGTACCACCATTCTGTGAATAAAAACGTATGCGTTTGCGGTGTTGACTGGTGTAAGTCCTTCCAGCTCCACTACTTCGCTTACTTGTTTTGTGTCCCAATCAGTAAGTCCATATACTCGGATTGTTCTAGCTCCTACTCCAGCGTCTTTGTCGTCTGACGCGCTGCTAGAGACAATAGCGTGTACTCTGGCTTGTGTTGGTGCAATTACTAGGGCTTGGTTGGCTGTTGGGTTTGCTCCGTCGTGTAGGTCGGTAAGTACTCCGGAGTCTGCATTTTGCGTGTACCCAAACTTTCCTACTGTAGATACTCCACCAATTTCACCAAGTCCGGCAAGTAGGGCAAGCATTTCCACGTCTGAAATATACTGTCCGTCTTTTTGGAGTGTTTGTGATAGTTGAGTCATATTTATATAAAAAATCGCCAATAATAAACTATTTAGTTTTGCTGGCGACGCACTTTTCTTTATTTAACTGTGGCGAACTACTTAATTGTATCACACTCCACGCACAAAAAAGCAAAGAGTCAATCCCTTTGCCTGTTAATAACAGTGGGTAATTCTACAACGTGGCTTTGTCTCGTCTTCGTTGCATATAGTTTTCTTGTTTATTGACGGCGCGCGCACTTTTGATCGTGTACTTACAGTTATTGCACGTTAAAAAATAGTTGACGCGTTTTTTTAATTGCAGTCGTCCTCCTTTGTCTACTTCACTTGAACAAGCTGGACACTTACTGTCTTGTTGATACTTAAAACCGTTTAGAGTTATTGTTTTTTCTTTATACATAATTTCTTTTTTGTTTTTGAGGATTGGGTTGTTACACCTTTCCTTATCTCTTTATAAAAAGAGTTTGATAAAAAACATATTTAGCAGCACATTGCATTTTAACTTCACTTCTTTAACTTCTTTTCCGCTTCGTCGGACTTGGGCGTTACACCTTTGCGTAGATACTCGTTCCCCGTGCTGGTCACCCGCGAGGTAGGATTGTGCGTCCTGTTGTATCTGTTTCCATTGTGACGGTACCTTATAAAGCCACGCAAACGACATTTATAAAGCTTGGAGTTGTCTTTTGAAACATTGCTCCCAGACTGTAAGTGTGGCAATAAGCTCTACGTAGGACGCAACGTTTTCTCCAACCGTTGCGTACCCGTACCACCGTACGGGCAATGGTTCCTACGTAGAACCTACTGCACACACAAAAAACACGCCGTTAAGCGTGTTTTTTATTAAATAGTGTCAACGCAAGCCAAAGGTAAGTTGTATGCAAACCCGTAGCTTGGCTCGCTGTGACAGTATTCAATTTTAGATTTGTTTGCATACGTAAACATAATACCAGAAAAAGTAAAAGCAACAAAACCCCATTGCTGGGGATAGTGTCGTTTGAGTAAAACCACCAAGGCGCTGCCAGTCAACCGTTCGTCGTTTCCGGCGTGAAGTATCATAGCTGGCGCGTATGTCAGTAGTACTGTATTAAGTATATCAGTATCACAAAAACAAAAGTCCCGTGTTCGCGCGGGACTCTCGTCGTAAAAAATTGGTGTATACACCGCCTAGCAAGTAACTAAAAAATAGTTACTTGCTTATTTTAGCATTTAATATTGCTCTATGCTTCTGGTTTTCACTGTTAGTTACCCACTCTAAATTGTGGACAACATTGTTCATTTTATTACCGTCAATATGATTTACTTGTTTTTTATTTTCTGGGTTAGGAATATATGTAGTAGCCACAAGTCTATGAACTAAACGCCTATTGTTTTTAACCAAAAGTGTCACTCTTAAATAACCTTTGCTGTTAAGTGCTGGTTGTAGAAACTTACCTTCGTGTGATTTACCTCCAGCTTTTTTAGGGTAGCTCCATACTCTACCGTCTTTAGTAACAGCATAAATACCTTTGAACTCTGGAATATCTTTAATCATACGGGTCGTCCGTGCTGATCGTCTGAACGCCAACCGGAGCGCCAAGCTTGCTGTAGTACTCTCGGAACTGTGGCTCTTGGAATAGAATACGTCCCAAACATTCAATTTCGTGGTCGTCCTTGTCTATCTTCTGCTCCTTCCGGTTTCTGTCCATACCGGTCTTGCCTTTCCACTCCGCCCAACGCCAGTGTTCAACTTCCCATATAGTGCGCTTACAAGTACTGAAAACGTATAGCTCCGGTGCCTTAAGCATTTCGCCATTCTGCATATTGTAGTCTAGGGCTGTTTCAATACGCTTGTCCGACGCTGCACGGGACTTACTAGCTGGAATATAGTGTAAGCCTTCTTCCTGTAACATAGTCGCCAAGCAACGTTCGGTGTGTTGGTCAACAATAGTAGCACTCGGGTCAATAACAAACGGCTGCTCCATTCTGTACTGGCTATTCTTCTTCTTAATGTCCATTGCCAAGTGCTTCACGGTGTCCGGATTTTCGTAGTACTCGTCTACTACAAACTTCCTTCCTTTCCGGTCTACTGCTACCCATATTCCGGCGTCTGGGTTACGCGGGTGCGGGTCTAAACTGTGATACACGGCATATTCTCGCGGGTCTAGCGGGAACGGGTCTATTACGTGTACGTCTCGGTTCCATTGTTTATACACAAGTCCAATTAAGTGTTGAAACTTACCATACACACGGGCTTGTCGCTCGTCTTCTGGGTACTCGGCTACCATTTGAGCAATATGCTTATGCTCTAGGTGTCCGCGTATACCGTGTTCCTTACAAACGCTTTCAACGTCCGCTGTAAGGTGGAATATACGGCGCTTCACTGTTACTGGGTCGTCTCCTTCTCGTAGTTGCACGGTTGTCTCTACTTCTCCTTGTGCAAACATATCGTACAAGTGAGCGGAACCAGAAATAGGTGTCGCTGTAATAATAATGACTCCTCCTTTACGCATACGGCTGATCGTGGCTTTCAGTAGTACGTCTGGTGGCGGTTCGTCAAACCACGCCCAACCAAGCGTCACACCTTCAAACTGCATAGGGTCTTGGTCATAGGTCATAATGTCCCAATCCCAACCAGTATCAGTAAACCAACGTGACTCGTAGTGCTTTCCGGCTTTCTTGGTAGCAAACCGGTCTTTTGGTAGCCAATTCTTTAACTCATTGACTACGTTCTTTTCTACTAGGTCTGACTCCGTGATAATACGTCCCTTCTTTAAGTACTGCCAGTCTTCAAACAACTTGCCACGGAACCACGGGTTATTACCGCCATAGCATAGGTTCGCTATGATATTACTAGCAAGTGCTGTCTTACCTACTCCGTTGGCTGCTGATAGAAACAAAATAAAATAGTCGTCACTGGCAAAGGCGTTTATAAAGTCTTCTGCCACTCCAGACGGTTCATAATACCGGTACGGCTCGTGTACCATACGATACGCTGCAAGCTTCTTGTGATATAACGGGTCTTTTTTACTTGGTGCTTGCATAAAAGATATTCTCCGCTTCAAAGTGCTGTATCTCGTGCTGAAATACTTGTGCTTTCAGTCCTTCCACTGTCTCGGTCTTGGTTCGTAGTACCCATACTCCAAGGATTTTAACAGGGTACTGGTACTGGACTTTAATACGGAACACTCTTGTAACGTTCTTTGGCTTACGCTTCGGAAAAGACATACAACCTTCCTTCACTGTATGCACGTTTGGCGCGTGGTGTTTGTCTGCAACGTCCTTTATTTCACGTCTACCGTTTGGCTGCATAACTGTCTTACGTACCATTTTCTCCGTCGTTATCTCCTTTGGTGCTTCCAGAATAACCGGATTGAATACTGCACGGGCTGGAAAACGTGCGTTAATAGGGCTTTCTTTCTCTGCTACTAGCAACGGGTGTACTACAAAGATACGCAATGGCTCCTCCACGTCGTTAAACTGTCCGTGTGCTATCGCCCAAGCTTTCATATCGTATAGTTTTGCCCACTCTACTTCGCTGGCGTCCATTACTTCTACCATTTCAAGCGCTTCTGCAATATGTTTCCGGCTGGCTTTCTTGGCTTTTGCGTAAATACCACTCTTTTTCTTATGGTCTGGGTTAGGTAGTAGGTGCATAAGTCTTGGTTTTAAGCTCGTGTAATGTCTGTTTTGCGTGTTCTAGCATACGTTCTACTTCCTTTTCTATGTTGTCTAGGGTGTCTATTACGTCAATTGAACCGTAAAATTGGTCGTTATAGGTCATATACCAAAAGATTTCAAACTTTCCGGACGGTAGCATTGTCTCCTCGCTTAATTCGTCACGGGTAAAAATAACCACTGGCACGTCTCCGTCCAGCGTTATAAGTCTGTGTATCGCTTCTATGTTGTGTTGTAGTAGCTTTGCCATACTATTTACTTGCTAGGTCGTTACTATCTCTGGTTTCCAGCTTCACTTCTCGCGGGTCAAACATTACAATTCCTTCTATAAATAAGCCGGTTTCTAGGACGTTTCCGTTGTCACTAGGGAAAGAGACGCCATAGTTACGCTCTCCAAAATAGTCGTCACACCACGTAGCGCGTTCCCATTCTCCAGTCTTCGGGTGTTTTGTTTCTTGTTGATATGTACTCATAGTGTTTACTGATAATTTCCTTCTACTTTTTGATGGGTAATCCCCGTACCCCTGTCCGCAATCGTTGTCGTATGCCATAAATAATACTTATATACTAATACCCCCAGTGTTTTCTTTACAAAGACGCAGCGATCTTCAAGGGTAGTGGAAATACTACTTGTTTGTGGCTCTGGCTGGTTTATCCAATTGTAAATACCAAAACCGGCTCCTACTACTATAATAATTGTTACTGCTGTTCCTAGTATTTTTATAAGTGTGTTCATAGGCGACTATATTATTACTCCTTCTTATAAAACTTGCGCTTTTCTTCAATCACGCGCATAAGTTCTTCGTCCGACATATCGTCAGTAGCAAACGTGTGAATGTTTGACTGCTGATTTACTATGCGGGCTTTTAACTTATTGTATTCTGCCAGCGCTGCCAATTGTACGCGCGGGTCTGCTTGCTGGGTTATCAAGTGCTTCAATTGCTTATCAACAAACTGGTCATTGAGTCCGCCTTCTTCCATAAGTGAGTCTATACGCTCCAGTATGTCAATTCTAGTTAGTAGTTTGTACGCTGCTTCTCTTACAGAACCATACGTCATTCGCTTCTTTTTGCCGTCTGCCAGCTTCTTTTGCTTCCCTCCGGTGTGTGTAACGATTTCCACTTTGTAAGCTTCTATGTAGCTTTGTGTGCCGTTCCCGTAAAACTCTGTTGGACTTACATATACTTCACAAAAGGACTGTTCGCTAGGAGTCAGTCCTTTCTTGGTGGGGTCAGTTAATTCTACGCTATTTTCTTTAACAGCTTTCTTGGTACGCTTCGTGTCGTTCTTATGCGTATCTCGTTTTTTCTTTGTAGACTTTTCTACTGGCATATAGTGTAATTGTACCACACGCTCGCTCGGTCGTTGTCTATTTTTCCTTTTCCTTTACACTTTCAACGTAAAGGTTATCCAAGTGAGACATTGCAGTAATTATCCAAGAATAGGTTGTAGTGTCGTAAAGTTTTCCTTCTTTAGAATAACTGTCTCTTTTTGCTCCTTCGTTGTTCTTGGCGTGTATAAGTGCTTCGTAAGCTAGTTCTATTGCTTTGTTCATACTTTTAACTTATCCAGTATCTTACCTAGTTTGTCGTAGTCCCATTTCTTCGGGGTCTTTATACCTAGTTTCCGGTGATACTCTATGCAACGTTTACAAGTGCAACCGGTCATATTACTTTTCCATTTACAATAGTGACGTAAGGTTTTCCGTCTATATAAGTTTCCAAGCGGTCTTCTACTCGGAAAGCTGTATAAAGACTTCCGTTCTCTAGTAAACATACTGAATACATATAAGCGATAATGCACGTTGAAAAAATTGGTGTCATAAATTGACTATTTAATTCCACTCATAATGCTGGCTTCAAACTTTTCTACAAGCGGTAAAGCTAATTCTATCCAGTCCTTTCTTCTATTCTCCTTTTCTTCTGGTGTACTGGAAGTTTCACTAATAAACCTTAATCCGGCGTAGTACCTCCTTCTGGTCATTATTTCTTCTGGCATAATTTAATCTTGTATAGGGTCTTCCCATTTACAGTCCGGACAAGGTTTGTAGCCA